GGGCGTTATTCATTCGGGCATCCTATGGTCGCACTCGAGTAAGTCCTCGACGTGGTGAAGATATTGCCGCCAGTTCTGGAGGTCGGCTCGCATGCTGGTTGCCGACATTTGAACCGTCTTGCGATAGCTTTTGGACTCGTCTTCAAGGTCGTAGCGGAAATACTTTTCCTCGATGTTGTCCCATGCCTTGAGGCATGCCCGGGTCGGCATCTGCATCCATCGCACCGTCGAAATCCATGACGATGAATCACAGGATGACAGCGGGAAGCCGAGGCAAAACTCGTTCGGTGTCAGACCGAGGCAATGAATCCAGAGATCCGGGTACTTGCGGCGGCGTTCCCAGATGGTCGCCAGTATCCGCTTCCGTGTCCAGTTGTCAGCCTGCACGATGTTGCCGAGGCAGATGCGGTCGTAGCGTTCGGCCAGATAGTCGAAGTAGTCCCAGCCATCGACCAGCGGGTGATAGACCGGGATGGGATTAAAGCCAAGCCCGTGAAGTCGGTCACGGGTTTTGATTTTGTTGTGCATGCCACCTTGGTCGATTTCAATATAGCCCCAAGCCTTTTCGCCGATCTCTTTGACGATGCGGCAGTACTTATCGAACAAAGCACCGAAGCCGTCCAGGGCATCCGGTGGCAGGGCGAGGACTTCGTCCATCGTCATCTTGTTTGCCCGGGCGTGTTGGTTTGTCAGCCAGAACACACCGGAGTCGATGAAGACTTTTTTGCCTTTGTTCACAGCATCGATGATGAACTGTTCGTCCTTGGCGTTCTTAATTTCGTTCACAGCGCACAGGATGTGATCGTAGTAGGACGTGACGTTGTTAGCCTCATGGTAGGCCGGGCTGGTGGCGAGGAAGTAGACGTTTTCCTCTTTTGGGTTCCAGATGCCCCCGGTGTTAATCATTTGAGGTTGTCCGTTTTGACGATGGAATCCATGCCGTGAGCGTCTTGATAACGGTCGAGGATGAACCCGGCGATGTACTGGTCAGGCTGCACGATGACCAGCTTTCTGTCTTCGGCTTTCTTGCCGAGTGCGGCGTAGATGCCAGCGTAGGGCAAGAAGATGTCATCGTCGGCCAGTTCCTGCGCCCAGTATTCCCACTCGTCGAGGACATTCACGCACAGCAGGACGTGCTTGCCGCCTAGCAGCCAGCGGTCGTAGCGTTCGACTTCGTTGCGTGGTTCAGAGATGGTGACACCCAGCTTGTCAAGTACAGACTCTTTGTCGCCTTCGCCCACGCCGTCAAGTTCGAGTTTCTGCATGTCGTCGTCGGTAAAACCGGCGGTGAACATATCGAACCCGGCGTCCTTGAGTTCGGCCAGTTCGATGTTGAGCAGTTCCTCGTCCCATCCTGCATTGAGGGCAATCTTGTTGTCCGCAAGAATGAGGGCTTTCTTCTGGATGTCTGACAGGTGGGCAAGTTCAATGACAGGGACTTCGGTCATCCCGAGTTTTTTCGCAGCCATCAAACGACCGTGGCCAGCGATGATGCCGTTCTCGCCGTCGGTAAGGATGGGGTTTGTCCACCCGAACTCCTTGATGGATGCAGCGATCTGACTGACCTGCTGGTCGCTATGCGTCCGGGCGTTGTTGATGTACGGAATCAGGTCGTCGACTGCAATTTGTACGATGTCCGGCTGGAAGTCCATGTCGTGTCCTTGTTTTGTCTGTTCGGCTAGTTTATCAGGGTTTGTTCCGTTGTGTCTCTAGTGCTTTGATTTTCTCTTTGTACTCTGCTTTGATTCGCAGGGCGTCGTCAATCGACCATTTGACGACGTCGTTGCTGTTCTCTAATTCATCGACAACACTTTGACCGAGCCGTGCCACCATGCCCCGGCGCATTTCGATGGCGTTGCCGGACTTGTGCTGGTTACAGTGGACGCATTGTTTGTGGACGTTGCGCTCGTCGTATCGTAGCTGGGGCGCAGCACCGACTGAGCGGTAGTGTCCGGCGTCCCATGTCGCAGACTGGTTGCCGCAAGAGATGCAAGGCTGGTCTTTGTCTCTCAGCCGGATGAACTTGTTGAAGATGGCCTGTGCATCATTCAGATGGGTGCGGCGGCTTTTTAGCTTTTCTCGTTTTTCCCGGTCGGCTTTGCGTTCCTCTTTTGCCACCTTCTCAGCATTGGCAAGATGTTTTTTAGCAACGAGATTGAGAGCGCAGATAGCAGAGCAAGCCACCTGAGTCGAAGCCCGTGGCAAAAATTCTTTGCCACAGGATTTGCATGTCTTAGATTTTAATGGGCGTTTGGACATTGATTCCACGGTCAGCGGCTACATGGTTGAGGAAGTCGAGCCACTCGCTGAATCGTGCCTTCGACATCTTGGACGTCCGCATACCCAGCATGACCATGCCACCGGATAACCCCAGAGCGACCCGGGCGGTTTCATTGAAGAATGCGGCGGTGAGAATATCTTTCCATTCGTCCGGGGTCAGGGTACACATGACGCCATTGACCGGCCATTGTAGCTGGTCGCTGAATGCTTGCAGGATAGGCCATTGTGCTGCGTTCTGGTCGAGTGACCGTTTCGGTTCTTTTACTTCGACGATGTAACCGTCCGGGGCATTTGCCACAGCATCAAGAGCCCTTTGTCGGGCTTCGGCGTGAACGAGTTTGAATTGTTGTCTTGTCATGTTTTATTTTCTCCCATGCTTCGTGTCGTAATCTTTCGGCTGCTGCGGTTCCTCTGTGCTTCTCGACTGCGAGAAGAAACTTTGCCACACGGCCAGCACCGCCTTCGTTATACATCCTGACAATGCTGTCCACCTCGCAACGGTGTCGAGCCGCTTCCAGATTCTCCCGTGCCAGCCGTTCTGTCTTTTCGTCACCGTGGGTCACCCGTCACCTTTTCCCTTTGAAACTGTTGCAGTAGTTCTTTCAAGCGGTCTTTGTTTCGCTGCCGTTCTTCATCGGTGAAATGATGGGGCAAAGCTGGGCGACTTTCGACAGGGACTTTGCGGCACAGTTCGACAAAGTCGGGCAAGCTGGGTGGGGTGGCCGGGAGAGTTTCAAGCACTCGTTTGAATACTTCCGGGCGGTCGTGAAAGCCGCCCAGCTTACGTGACCAGACTTCCATTGCATTGAGCAAGCCTTGGTCAGCACCGTCAGGCATAGCGACGCCGGTTTTCCACATATTCAGAAACCGGGTGCCGTAGTGACCTTGCAGTTCCATAAAAATCTTATTGACCCAAGAGAGCGGGAGGCAGGGGGTCGGCTTCGATTGTGCGTCCATGATAATCGTCCTCGTGTGAAAGTGTTTGACCAGTAATAGTGAGCCATGCGGATTGTTGACCACTTAGCTGTTTTGCCTTGTCGTCTTTTATCCAGTCAGCCTTGAATGATTGCCAGCCTCTTGTGCAGGCAATGGTCAGGGCTTGGTTCATACTGACGCCAGCTTTCTGCGCCTCTCGTTGAATCCCGTCTATAGCGGTGAGTGTTGGTTTCGTCTTTCTCTGCTTTACCCAGTCCCGAGCAATCTGTTCGACAACCCCTAACGACATGAGATGCCGAACGGCATCGAACAGGGTTTTTGTTTTATCTTGGTTCTTGGTTATTGGTTTATGGTTTATGGTTGCCTTTGTGTTCGGTTCGAGTTCGGTTTCCGAATCATAACCCAAAATAACCGACTGGGTTTTCTTCGGCCTACCGCCTCGTTTTCCGTTTTCCTGATTTGTCTTCTGCTTATGATGATAGGAAGCAATGTCCATGTCAATGCGGGGGTGATGCCACCCGTCTGACTCTAGCTTGAAGAAGTCTTTGAGCACCGCTTCGAGTGCTTCGGTTTCGACAATACCCGACAGCCGTAACCGACGGCAAACCGACTGGGTTTCTGTCGGTATTGGTTTCTCGTCGAGGTAGTACCAGTCGATCAAGTACCTGTAGATGGCATGTTCTATCAGGGACAAGTGATCGGTGTCCCGACGATAGTCGCCTATGCTGAACTGATAGTAGTGCATTTGCATCCCCTTGCAATCCCAGAGAAGAAGGTGGGCGGCAACAGGCTGGGTGTTCCTGCTTTCGGTAGCGAACCTAGCCGCCCGTGAGGACGTTACACCGGATTGTTGACCGGGACAAGCTCCGGCCAGATCAGGTGAAAATCTTTTGGGCGCAGGACTTGCCGGGACAGCTTACCGCCCGTTTTTTTCTCGAGGTAATGGCAATAGATCACCGGGACGCCATTGCGATTCCATGCGCTGACTGCGGCTTTGCCAAGGTTCAAGTCCTTTGCAATCTCGTCCTGCTGGATGCCGCACTCTTTGAGGACTTCTGTGATACGTGTCATGTCTTGACCTTTCATGTGGTGGGTAATTGCAACACTCTAAAATTATTTGACCAGATTGTCAAATAGGTGTTGACTCTACCATGAAAGGGTGTAGAGTGACTTACATGGACGGGCGGTTCCGTCCTTAATGAATCAGGAGAGAATCAAAATGGCTTACATGAACCAAGAACGCAAAGCAGCAAAAGCCCCGGCAATCAAAGCTGTTTGCAAGAAGTACGGCATCAAGGCGTCTGTCGCAGTCCGTCATCATTCGACGCTGGTGCTCAACATCAAGTCCGGTGAAATTGACTTTATCGGGAACTTTAACCAGATCGCCAACAATCGCCAGACCCACGAATGGTTTCAACCTGCCAAGGGTTACATCGACGTGAATCCGTACTGGTATCGTGACCATTTCAACGGTGTAGCTGTCGAGTTCCTTGAAGCTGTGTTTGCCATTATGAATGAGGGCAATCACAACCGCAGCGACCTGATGACCGACTACCACGACGTCGGCTGGTATGTCGATGTCAACGTCGGCCGCTGGGACAAAGCATACGAACTGACTGGGGGTGCAGCATGAGCCCGTTAATCGTCGCCGCCAAGTTCTCCCGCCGCCGCTTGGCGGTGGAGAATTACACCATCGCCGCCGTGTGCGGTATCTGTCTGGGCGTAATGCTCACACTAGGAGTCTGATATGAAACTACAGGACATTGTAATGTTGTTCCGTCGCAATCAAGTTGTTGCACCCGATGCCGCCATGCTTGCAATGCAAGCGGGTATGGCTGAACGTAACGCCAAGCGGATGCAAGCCATCAAAGAGGAGATGGGAGAAGTGGATTCTGCACCCGTCGCACAAGAAGTCCCGCCTAGACGAGCCGAGGCCTGTATGAGCAAAGTCTATCGTGACCATTGTACCGAGACCGTTCTGGACTTCGGTTGCATCGGTGAACGCTATGTCGATGTGTTCTATGACTGGCACGAACCAAACCCAAGCAATGACCCATTTCAGCCTCCGGAAAAGGGTGGGGTCGTTATAAAAGATGTTCGGGTATTCCTAGACGGAACCGAATTAAGCATTTTGCATTGGCTATCACCTAGCCGTGTAGAAGAACTGGCCGAGCAGGTCGGGGAGAAGTGGCAATGAACCAAGAGCAGTTTGACTATGAAGTAATGCGTGAACTTTGGGAGAAAGAAAATGGCAGGTAAAGACAGCGGCATTGTGAACATCCACGGCAAAGAATATCAGACCGTGGCTTATCGAGTAACAAAGTTTCGGGAACAGCACCCGGCGTCCGAAGGCTGGTTTATCAGCACGGACATCGTTTATGCGGATGAAGTAGTTGTACGCATGGAGGCGACCATTGGTCGCAATCTTGGCGACTCTGTGCAAGTGTACGCCAACGGCCACGCCGAGGAATTCCGGGGCGATGGAAAGATCAACAAAACGTCCGCACTAGAGAACGCCGAGACGTCAGCAATCGGTCGTGCGCTGGCTTGTTTCGGACTGGGCGGTACGGAGTTCGCTTCTGCTGATGAAGTGGCACGGGCAGTCACCGGACAAAAGCCACAAGCCCCGGCTCCGCTGGATGAAGTTGCAGTCATCGAGGCAATGCGTAACGCCGAGACCCTGCCGGTGCTGGATAAGTTCTACAAGAATGCCAGCACACGGGCTACACCGGAACAGATGACCACCATCTCAGCAGCGTATGAAGTGGCAAAACAAGTCTTGACCGGGGGTGCAGCATGACCGCCCTGTATGAATTAGCCGCCGAGTTCAAGTCGGTAGCCGACCGTCTGGAAGAAACCGACCTAGATGAGCAGACCATTGCCGACACGCTGGAAGGGTATGCCGCCGAGTTTAATGACAAGGTAGTGTCGATTGTTTCCCTTATCCGCAACCTAGAAACCACGGCCGAGGCCATCAAAGAAGCCGAACGCCACCAGAAAGAACGCCGGGACGCCATCGAAAAGAAAGCCCAGTGGCTCAGGGACTATGTGCTACGCAACATGACGACAGTTGGCTGCGAGAAGGTGTCGTGCGGTTTGTTTGCTGTCCGGGTTCGACAGAACAGTCCGTCCGTCCAGATTGCAGATGATGCCGACATCCCGGTCGATTACGTCA